GAAGGTATCTTTCACCTGTGTCAGAAGATTTTTTACCACTTTTGGTTCTCCATTTTTGGTCGCCCCAATCCTTCAATGATTTTTGAGGAGCTTTCAATCTCGGTAACCCCCGCCAGCTGCCTTATATTTCTTGGCAACTAGCTGAGCTTTACGCGCTGACCACTGACCTGCGCCAGTACCCTGCGTTGCTGCGGCTTTTACTTGAGACACAATCTTCTTACGGAGACCGGGTTTTGTGTAATTGCCAGCAGCGTTTACCTTGCCACCCTTTTTGTACTGGGTAAAATCAGTGTCATCCCGTCGGGCTTTCTCTACGCCTTTGGGCATTTTAGAGGCGCGGATATCGCCCATACCACGGGATGCTAACATGATTACACCATCTTTCCGCGCGTCTTACCTTTGGTACAGCAGCCATCAGCACGCTTAGAAGCCGAGCCAACAGAGCCACCTTTAGCTAGTTTCTTCATAGGAGCAGAACCACCGTCCTTATCCTGTGGAGGCTTGCCTTTTTCAGCAGTGTAAATACCAGCGTCTTGTTTACGCTCGTAGTCTGCTAGTTCTTTAGCTGTAGGACCGCCCTGTTTGCCCCGTCCTGCACCAGCGTTGTAATCAGCCATATTAACTCCTTAGCAGGTTTTGCCGCCGCTCTTCATGGTAATCATCTTGCCTTTGGTTTTACCCTTAGACTCAATGCCGCCACCTTTAGCTGCGAAAATAGGCACTTTTTTGCCGTCTTTCATCTTCATAGGCATGCCGCCTTTTTTCATGCCCATGCCGCCGCCCATAGATGTATTAGCCATAGGAGTAGGTTTTTTCATACCATCCTTAGCAGTGCTCATACCTTTTTTCATCACGGGTTTACCCATACTTGTAGCCATATCACCACCTCTTTTAAAAGATTTGCCTTTATCGGCATTGTTAAACTCTTTTCCCACGGACTGTGGGACTCCCGCCTTCTTAGCAAACGATGGATTGTTGGCCACCGCTGCCATGAAATTGTGTTGTTTCTTGCTTACGCTTGGCATATTAGACCTTAATGATCCAGCCTTTGCCAATTACAAAACCAACAACCAACATACCAATCCAGATAAGCGCTTTCTCTACAACGGTTTTACCAACCTTTTTGTAGAACTCGCCAGACATTTCTTCAATGGCTAGCTTTGCCGCTCTTCTGGCAATGGCTTCTTCACGATCTGTTAATTCAATATCGTTCATGTTAGCAATTCCAAGCCCGTAGGCTTTTATTGATCCGTGAATCCGGGTCGTTTGCAGTCTTGGCCGAGGTCAGCTTCTTTTTCATGCCGCTCATCCTCGCACAGAAAGAGTCTCGCCGGGAGCCGCCTTCTGGCTGGGGACGTTTCAAGTTCATGCCTTGCGCTTTCGCAGAGGCTCGGCCTTTGGCGTTCAAGCCGCCCTTCTCGGACTTGCCTTCTTTCCTCTGCCATGCTGGTGACTTTGCCATTTTAAGAACCCTGCATGTAGTTCTGGATTAAAATGATGTTGAAGTACGAACTCACTGCGTTGTTTGCGGCGGCTCCAATTGCACTTGCACCCACACAATTCTTTTCTGGAATTATGTAAGGCTGTTCAAATGAGAACACAGCGTCGCTGTTATTTACCGTACTTACAGCCCCAACTCGCAAAATGTTGTCTGTGCCATGTTGCTTCAAAAAGGCGGTAACAGCAGTCGAGCCAGAGGCTTGACCAGCAGAAATTGAACCCGTTGTCATATAACCTGTGAAGCCTGCTGGAACACAGTAATGACCAGTGGTGCGCTGGTTGTAACCGATTGCAATGATGTCATACAAAACTGCTGGGACACCCGATGTCACCGTGCCAGTGCCAGCATTGATGTTGCCTGCGTTTGCACCGCCAGAGCCAACTGTAGCGACATAGAAACTATTCACATACAGGTACGATTTTGTTGTGTTGACTGCTGTTTGACCGTTCAATATCACGGTCTCGTTCACCACAGCAAAGTTGCCGTCAACGCCTTCAATAAAAACGGTTCGCGCACCAGTGCCAGCCGATGCGTCATCAGCGCTGGATGAACTGATTTTTAAAACGGATGCAACGGTTGGGTGTGGAATAAGACCACCATCAGGCCAGATTGTTTCTTCAGATGTATCTACATCTGGGTTGTATCCAAACACAATGACTGTTCTGTGCCCTTGAATTTGACCGCGAGAAACTTGCAAGCCAAACGGCTCATACGTACCCACTTGGGTAATAGAACGCCAGATTCCAAGATTAGCCATAATCAATCTCCTTTAAAAAAGGGGCCAAAGCCCCAAAGATCAATTAGGCTGGTGTAACAGCGGTAGTGCCGTCAGCATTCACCCAAGTGCTAGCAGCAGTTGCGCCTGTAGCAATCTTCAATGTACCCAAAGTGGTGTTAAACACAATAGTACCTGCAACTTTGCCAGTAGTGTTTACAGCATTTGCAATGTCAGCGATTTGTGCTGTAGTAGCAGTACGGAGTTGAATGTAGCCAGCGGTAGCAACTACGTTGCCTGTAACCGTGCCTACTACGTTACCTGTGACGTTGCCTGTGACGTTGCCTGTTACGTTACCTGTGACGTTGCCTGTGACTGCGCCAATAAAGCCATTTGTGGACGTTACTGGGCCGGAGAACGTGGTATTTGCCATGATGTTTCCTTACATACAAGTAGAGTGCATTAGTCTGTATGTCGTCAGCCGGGACTGTCTAATGCACCGGATAACCCCGGGTTAAAAGCAATATACAACAAAAGAAAAGGGGGCGCAAGGCCCCCTTTCAAATATTTCCTAAGAAATATTAAGCACCGGCAGAGCCGTACATGCCCAGAGGGTCAGACCAGCCGAAGCTGTAACGCTCACGAGACTTGTAACGGACGTTACCTGTATCGAAGTCACCGTCCATGCTGTTCTGCAAGGGGGTACGAACGAAATGCTTCATGCCGTTAGGCACGTCTGTAGTCAAGAACCAAGCATTGGTGTCAGTCAAGAAGTGGTTAATTGTGTAACCTTCAGGAATTGAACCGTTGTTCTTCAATGCGTTGATATCGTTGTCAGCAGTAGCGACGCGGAGTTCAGTTTCGAGCAAACGAGTTGCCGTGAACTGCAAAGCAGAAGGAACGACCAATTTCTTGGGTTTAGCAGCAATCAGCAAGCCACGCTCATCTGTCCATGCGGCGATCTGAATAACAGCGTTTTCCAACGATGTTTCATTCAAGTCGGCAGGGGTAGATGGGATGTTGCTGTTAGTACCACCGGAGACCAAGGGGTGTGCGCTAGAGAACAAAGCGACGCCGTCACCACCTGTGTAGGCAGCTGAGAAGCCGTTGTTCAACACCGCAGCAGCTTTTACTTGCTTGGTGTAAGCCATGGCGCGAGCCAGACCTTTGGTGTAACGAGCAGACAGTGAATCATACAAGTTATCTTCAATGGCTTCTTCAGTCAAGCTGAAGCCCAAAGCGATGGTTTCGTGGTTGTAACGAGCAGTCCATGCTTCTTGTGCATTGTCATAAGCGATGGCAGAGCCCTCGTTCTTAACAGGTGCAGCTGAGAAACCAGACAGCTTTGTTTCTTCCTCGAATGAACGCTCAGAGGTCTCTGTTTCGTAGATCTCTTTGTGCTCTTCGCCGTAACGTGCATACTCTAAACCGAACAATGCGTTCAAGCCTGGGAGCAGCTCTTTCAATAGTTGTGCGCGTGAAATAGCCATGATTTAGCTCCTTATGCTACGTAATAGCGGTGTGCGCCGAAGTTGAACTTAACCAACACTTCGGGGGTTACGACCAGTGCAACAGTACCGACGACTTGGGTTGTTACCGCAGTCACAGTAAGAGTTGTACTACCAGTGGTTGTTACAGTAGAAGCAGCGCTCAAAGTAGCGCCTGTGAACTGCAACTGACCATTTACCACGTTGTACACGTCAGTACCGATTGGCAAGAAAGCGCCAACAGGCAAGCCTGAAACCACAACAGAAGTAGCGGATGGAGCACCACCAGACACGTATGTTGAAGAATAGCTTTCTTGTGTATCGGGAACCAAGTTCAACACGCGGAAGCCACCACCAGAAGCGTTAGCAGACGCGCCGACAACAGACATGCTACTGTTGCCAGTAGATGCAGAGCCAACTTGTGTGCCGCCAGCCATGTTAGCGCCAACGAGAATTGAAGAAGCTGAACCAATAGTTGTACCACCAGCGGTAGTAGTAACAGCGATTTTCATCACTTGGTCAGGATCGTCACCGACGATTGCAGTAATGTCACCAGCAGTTACGTTAGCTGGGTAGTACTGTGAGAATAGACGTTGCTTAGTCGTAGGGTTTGTGTAATAGCAACCCAAGAAAACACCGACCGTTGTATTGGTAGTGCTAACAGGGTAAGTTGCAATCACAACATAACCAGCAGACAAAGTAACCAGATCACCGTAATACAGAGCGGTGCCATAGTTGTACTGGATAGGTAGATTTCTAGTCGATCCAGCAAATACTTGGCCACCGATCAGGTTTACGGGCTTTGCGCCGTAAGGGGCTGAGACAGTTGGATAAGTCATTTAAGACTCCTATATAAAATTTAAGAACCTTTGCCAAAGCTCGTTGTGGATTTCCGCTCATTGAAGATTGGCATCCGCGCATCGCTCTGACGCATTAAATTGTTATCTACAGCCTCTTCCTGTGCTCGTGTCATGTCAGCAAAGTGTTTTGTTCGCTGACCAACAAACTCAGAAGGAGTCTTGCAAAGTAACAATCCGCCGATCTCAATGCTGTCTTTAAAACGGCTATTGGGATCAACTAGCAGTTGAAATTTAGGTTGCTCTTCAACATTAACTACCTCCCAACCTTCGCGCAATTTAGCGGAGAGGTTACGAGGATCAGCATTGTTCAAAGTAGACACCCGAATCCATCTGTACGCGTAGCCCGGAGTCTTATCAGGCTCCGGTAGAAGTTCCGCCTGCTGCCACTGCTTGGGGCGCTCTTGGGTAGTTCTATTTGTAATCTCGCGTTGTAATCTGCTTTCAGCCATTTAGGCCTCCAATTTCATAAGTTCACGAGCATATTGCTCGTTGGTTAATCCAAATTTCTTTGCCAAGCCCACCTGCGTCTTAGAAAGAACTACTTTTTTAGGAGCAGTACTCCTCTTAGCTGGTGCGACCACCGTGCTTGGTTTTGTACGTTGAGGTTTATCTTCCTCTTCGTTGTAAGTAGTGCCAAATTCTTCTGGGAACCGGCGCTGAACTTCTTTATCTATCGCTGCATAGTACTCATCTGTACCAATGAAGCCTCGACCATATCTAGACTCTAAATCCTCATGGACACCTTCAGCATATCTGCGCATAGATCGTTTATTTTGATCAACGAACCATGGGTTTTTTGACACCCATGACGCAACTTTCGGGTCCATTTGAGGGTTTTGAGACCTCTGTGGTGTGATTTGTACATCATTTTCTTCGTTTTGTACAGTAGGTTTGAAATTTTTTGCTTTATCGAGCTTAAGCTGAGCACGGATCATCTCCTGCTGAGCTTCAAGTAACTTATCGGAATCACCCGAGTCGTAGGCTTCTTTGTAGTTACGGCTGGCTTTATCGACTTCCATCTCAGCGGAGTTCTGATATGTAGAAATAAGCTCTTTTTCGCCTGATTGCAAGACGTTTTTAAGTTTACGGTTCTCGTCAAGAATACGCTGTGCAACGGCTAAAGCCTCTTGTTGCTCACGTAATGCAGCCTCTTTCTCCCTACGCTCGTCGTGCCAAGCCTTCTTGTATTGCTTAAATTTAAGCTTTACGTTATGGGAGTAATCTTCAGAGTCGTCGGCTTTCTCCAAGTCCTCTTTAATACTGCTCGGAAGGGGTTCTACGAACCTATCTTCGGGGGGAGTATCGTCTTTTACGTCGATATTAATATCTACGTCATCGCCCTCAACGGAGATATCTAGGGTATCTTCGGGTTTACCCTTATCTTCCTGTTCATCAGGGAACTTATAGCTATCGCTAAATTTAGGCATGTGCGCTCCTTATTTGCGTTTTATGCCGCGTGGATCGTCAACAATACCTTCTACAGTATCGTCGTTGATGATGCGGAACTCTCTACCGTGGATGACCAGTCGTGAGCCAGCGTAGGGCCGGACCAAAACAAAGTCGCCTTGTTTACACCAAGGTCCCGTTGGGAACTTTGTTGTATCTTTGTAACAGTCTGGGCCAAGCTCAACTACAAACAAGACCGTTGTGAGGGTCTCTTCGTTGCGCATGGTTTCGTCTGCTTTAATCAAACCAGCTTCACTCTCTTCAAACTGCTTCTCCGCCTCAGGTATTGCGCACAGGATGCGGTAGCCTGATGGTTTAGGTAGCTGTTTTGCTTTCTCTTCCGCTTTTTTGTGCATCAGTGCTGATAAATCAACGACCTTGCTCAAGTCCAGCGTAGGTAAATCACTCATCCGAGTTCTCCAAGTTTTTTGTCAGGTCTGTAATGTTTCTGCGAGCTGTGAGTAGACCTGTGATGACCCCACATTTATTGCAGTACTCCTCGTAAGACTTAGCAGATTTGGCTCCTAAGTCTTCCTCGATTTGTTTGATGCTTGCATCAATTTGCTGAATCAAAAGATCCATTGCTTGTCTAGTTTGATACATTAGTTACCTTCCTTTGGCTTCTGCTGTTTCGATCGGCTTTCCGCATTCATGCGGGCAATCCTCTCTTGATTAGCCAACATCATCTGGTGCTTCTGTAGCTCCATGCCGGTTGTAAAGCCCGCCTGCTCATGCGTGTGATCGCGCTGCTGTTTGTCAGCCTGCGCTTTCATCGCAATCTTCACGCCTTCAGTCTCCTGCTGCGCGTTGATCCGCTCGCGCTCGATCTGAAGCTGAGCTTGTTTGAGCATGACATCCGCTTGATCTTTAGCCGCCTTACGCTGGTTCTCTTGCGCCTTAAGCTGAAGTTCTTGCTGCTGCAACTGGATGAGCGGGTCTTCCTGCATCTGCTTGTTCTTCTGCTGCTGAGCTTGTTGCTGACTCTGTTGTAAGAGCTGCTGAGCTGCTTTTGCCGCCATCTGAGACACTTGAACCTCCATCTCTGGAGACATCTCAACTTCATCCGCATCGTCTTGGTACGGAGGCAGTGTCTGACCCATCGCCTGCTCAATCTGCTTGCGCATCTCCATACCCAAGTGCTCAGCAATGTGAGCTGAACCTGCGGCCATAAGCTGCTGCGCCAATTGAGGATTCTGTCCAACCATCTGTTGGATACGAGGGTCTTGAGCCATAGCCATGTGAACAGCAATGTGAGCTTGATGATCTTGATAAATAAACGCTTTAACAGGTTTGTTCATCAACATGTTTTGGTTCTCCGTAACCGGATCACGAGGTTTCATGTCGTCATGAATTGGCACAAGTTTTTGATAATTCTTGATACCCAACACATCAAGCATCTGACGATGCAAAAGAGGTAAGTCATAGAGTTGTGGAGCTGTCTGCGCAAGCTGCAACGCAGCCTGATACTGAACAACTTTCTGAGCCATCGTTGCCGCGTTAGGGTCACTCACTGGGATGATGTCAACCTGATCATAATCAGACTGCTTCGCACGACGCCCGCCTTCTTCTGGCTCGTAACTGTACGTAGGTGGCGTATAGTCGCGGATGATCACTTTCAAGAGTTTGAACTCTTGTTTCATCGAGTAGTGGATGCGAGACTGAACAGCCGACATCGTCTTGAGCTGACGTTCAAGAATAGCCAACGTAGTGCCCACAGGTGCTTGAGCACTCATGTCCGATGTCTGCAACTCCACGGCTCCCGCAAACTTGCGTCCTTCATCAATAATCTGATTTAAGAGCGCCGCCAAGACCTGTGATGGCTCCTTGTATGGCAGGGGCATGATGTTGTCACGCATCGTGCCGCTAGGAACGTCTACATCACGGAACTCGCCCGGGGAGATTGGGGTGTCGTCGCCTTTGGTACGTAGTCCTCGAGTTTTAAATCCCCCGGGTAGATTAGATAGAGTTCCAGCGTCCACCAACTGACGAAGAATAGAAGTACCAGATTTAGCAAAAGAACCAATAAGATGGACAAGGCCAAAATTATAAAAACCAAACCCGGGAATGTAACCGTAGTGGACGAAATGCGTACGCTTTTGGCAGAGTTCGTCGTCTGGTTCCCAGTTGCGGCGGATCGCAAGGATGTTCGTTGTACCCTTCTCAATCGTGACGATGTATGGGAGCGCAATCCCCGTCTCTTTGCCTGTGTCTTCGTCTTTATGCTCATAGCCTTTAAGGTCTAAGTCGACCTGCATCTCCAAGAGTTTGAATCGATCGTCTTGCGTTGCACGAAAGCCCATCTTCTCTGCAATGCGCTTCTCAACTTCGTCCATTGTTTGGGTAGGCTCACCCAAGTCAATATCACGGTAAAAACCCTCATGCTGCAAACGTTTTAAGTCGTTCTTATTCTTACGCATAACGTGCGTGATACGTTCTGCATCAGCAAGACTTGAAGCACCGTAAGGCACGACCACATCTTCCGCTGGCGCATACATAGACACCTGACGACCAAGGGATGGGTCGTAGTAAACTTTTTTGAACGCGTTACCAGCAAGGCCCAAGCCCCAGAGCATGCGCTCGTGCTCAGGTCTGTACTCTTTCATCACGTCAGTAAGCTGATAGTTCATGTCTTCTTGAACTCGCTCCGCCGCGTCTTTCTTCTCTGGGGTTTCTTTGCCGATAATCTTAGTCTTTACAGGGCCAGCCGCAGGGAATGTCTCCATCATGGTCTCGGCTTGAAACTTCACAACCGCTTCAGTCAGTAGTGGGTGATACACACCACAAGCACCGGGCCAAGGCTCTGTTCTTTCTTCGATCTTCAAGCCTAATAGCTCTAGACCATCTACATAAGTCTGCACCCAATCTTTACGAGCAGATACGTCAGACTCGTAGTCACCAATCAACTCACTAGCAAGTGTGGCAAGGATGTCATCAGGGATCTCTTCAGCTAAGTTTTTACTAAACTCATCATCGTCCTCTTCTGGCTCAATCTCAATCTCTACGTCCCCTGCTTTAATGCGCACTGCCTCAGGGTCTTCAATCTCAATCTCGATCGGCTCTTCTGCTTCTCCCAACTGATCAAGTCCTTGAGGAGCCTCGTACAGAGCTTTATCTATGTTTGTCGCCATGATGTATCCTTAGTAATACGCAGCTTTTTTGCGATACTGTTTTAAAAAATTATCTTCCGGCTCATCTGTCGGAAGCCGTAAAAACCCACCCTGCCGGAATCTTAACAGCGCAAGCGTTGTAGAGTCCACCAAGTCGTCGTTGGTGCCAGCTGGAAAGTCGTTGCACTCTTCTATTACTTCCTTAGCCCACCGGTGGTCTGGTGCAAACACAATGCCAGATGCAAAAAGGTCAGACACTGCGTTCACACGCGCTATTTTGTCCTGTCCTTTGCCCGGAGTAAACTCCCCTACAGGCACGCCCATGCGCCTAAACTCCTGATACAGAGCAGATCCGTTGGATTTCTTCTCCACCATGAACGCATCTGGCTGCCACTCCTTGTACTCCTCAAGCACCAGCTTCTTAAGCTCTGGGTACTCCATCCTTTTCTTGATGGCATTAAGCAAAATGATGGCAAAGTTCTGTGTTTCCTCGTTATAAAACACACCCCACGTCGTTAACGCGTTATAGTCAGCCCTATTGGTAGCTTCTTGCGCAGCATCGAGCGACATAATGATGAACTCGCATTCGGGAGGGTCTTCTTTTTCCCAAATTTGCCACCATTCACGTTTAATTAGCGCCCCTTCCTCTGAAGTAGGCTTCTGCATGTACTGCGCGTTCCAATAACGGATGTCCAGAGCAGCTTTTTTAGCTAATAACTCCTCAACATCCCAAAATTCTGGCCAAAGTGCCTCTCCGTCATCTTTAATTGCAGGGAACTCAACAACTTCCCACGGATCTACGTCTTCATTTCGTTCAGTTTGCTGAACAATCATGCCCGTCAGGTCCAATTTAGACCAACGAGTCATCACTATGATAATAGCGCCACCTGGCATAAGACGCTGAAGAGGACCAGATTGAAACCACTCCCAAGCAGGTAGAAAAACATCAGGTCTACCCGTTTTGGCCTCTTGTTCAGAGTGTGGATCGTCAATAATGAAAAGGTCAGCACCCCTACCAGCAAGAGCGCCCCCAACACCAATAGCAAAATATTCGCCATTAAAGTTAGTCCCCCATCGTGAAGCTGATTTAGAGTCAGACTGAAGCTCTACTTGCGGAAATATTCCCTTATAAGCTTCCGATCCAACGAGGTTACGCACACGACGGCCAAAGTTAACAGCCAGATCTGCCGTGTGAGACCCCATGATAATCTTTTTCTGAGGGTACTTACCCAAGAACCACGCTGGTGCAAGATAGGATATGAGCTCAGACTTACCATGTCGTGGAGCAATATTAACAATGACGCGTTTTTTCTTGCCCGCCGCAATATCTTCAAAGATTTGAATAAGTTTAAGATGGTGAGGCCCGACCTTATAGCCCGGGTAGACGTGATTGATGAAGTCAAGGAAACTCTCCTTACCCAAACTCTGAGTCATCTGTGCGTCGTATTGTTTTAGAAGCTCAAGCGTACGTCTTTTTTGCTTGTCGGGCATCCCCGGCAGCGCTTGTCGCAGCTTAAATAATGCCTCAGGCGTCAGTTTTTGACTCATGCTTTAGTACTTCGCGTGCTTCAACGTCAATGACTTTACCTTCAAGACTTTGTAAGGTCTCTAAAAGTTCTTTTTCTACCTCTTCGGCAGTCAAAATCTTATGTGTAACTTCTGTACGTTTCTTGAATGCGTCTACACCGTCTACTTCACCTAACTTAGACAATGCTGCAACCCTTACTTTAGGGTCTCGTGCGTTCTCTACTTCTGCAACTAACTTATTAACTACGTACATTTTTAGATCGGACAACTCGTCTACGATCGATACGTTCATCTGCGCGACCATACCTGCAAGAAACGCCAATGTTTCGTTAGGGTAGTTAGCAAATTCTGGTCTGTGATTAGGATCAGCCGCCATCTTACGAGCTAACTCTGTAGCTTGTGCAGCGTTATCTTTGGTAGGGGATATTTGCTGACCCGTAAGGTCAGACATTAGTTTGATGACATTGGCTCGCATCTGCAATTCTTCGGCAGGCGACAGATCAGGGAACGCCTCTTTAGCGTTCTGTGGCAGAGGAATGTTCTCCTCAATGTGCGGTACTAATTCATCCATGTCAGCGAAGGCTCCTTCGGCAGTTTGCGCAAATGTAACACATAAATATATCTTTGTGCAAGGGGAGGTTAGGAATCCTACCCGGGGGGTGTCTAGGATGTCCAAGACATGGGAGGGCTGTGTAATTTGGACAGGGGGTGGGTACCAATTACACACACCGGGTACGCAGAGGAGCCGGGGCTAATAATTATTACTTGGTAACTTGACATAAGAATTAAATTGAGTTTTGAAAAATTGTGGAGTTATTTGTGCGTGTTA